CGCTCCAGGACCGGGATGATCGGTTCAGCCGCCCCCTTGAACTTGTCCTTGAGCCGGTCGGTCATCTCCCCCCACTGCTTCGTGACCTTGCCGGAGACGACGGCGAGATAGCCGGCCAGTCCGACGAACGCCAGGCCGAAGCCGAGGACGAGCACGCCGGCGAGCGCCGCCCCGATGAGAGCGGCACCCGTCGTGATCGCGGCAGCCATGATCGCCACACCCGCCGGGCCGGCAGCCTTGAAGGCGCTCAGGACCCCCTGGCCGATGCCGTCATTCAGGATTCCGCCCAAAAACGACGCCAGGGGCCGGAAGATGCCTCTGAGGGTGCCACGGAGCCCCCTGGTGGTCAGGCGCACCGGCAGGGTGACGCCCCTCCTCAGCATGAGCTGGATCCGCTGCCGCATCGTTCGGGCAGGAGGAGTCGGAGGATCCAGCCGGGTGTTGATCGTCACCGGCATGCCGCGCAGCGAATGCTGGATCCTCCGCAGATCCCGGCGGGCGGTACCGGCCGGAACGTTCACCCGGAACTGGACGGTGCCGCCCGAACGGCGGATGTCCCGGCTGGTGCGCTGCATGTTCTGGCGCAGCGCGGCGAGCGCCCGCCGAGAGTTGTCGTTGACATTGATGCCGACACTGACGCGACTCGCCACTACTCCTCCTCTTCCCGCTTCCTGCCCATGATCTGGATCGCCACCAACCGGATGATCTCGGCCGGCTCCTCATCCAGCTCCGACGGCCGGCAGTGAAACCGGTCGCACAGCCCGAGAACGAGTTCGGCGTCCGCCAGCTCGGCCGGCTTGGTTACAACGCTTCCATCGTCACGGGTTGCCCCGGGAAGCTCTCGCCACTGGGTGAGCCTTTTCCCAGGTCGGCGCTCACTCCGGTCATGCGGTCCAGCCACGCGTTGACGACCTTCAGGATGAGGTCGAACTCCTGGCTCTCGAAACCCTCCAGCGTCACCGGAACCGGCACCCCCTCGCCGTCCTCCAGGTTCCACGACACAAGCTTCGACACCGTCAGCTTGGCGATCTCACCCATCGCCTCGCCGTCGTCCGAATCGTCGCCCAGCAGCGCGGTGATCTGACGCACCTTGCCGAAGGAAATGCCCTGCATGCGAACGATCAGCCCCTCCTCTCCCTCGATGTCGTCGATCGTGTGAATGGTCGGAGTCTTTCGGTAACCCACGGGATGCTCCTATTCGAGACGATTCTGGTAGCGGAGCCGGAAGATCCGGTCGCCCATGTCCTCCACGCGCCGCTCCAGGGCGTTGGCGGCCTTCCTGAAGGCATGATATCCCCTGAAGCGGGTCGTGTTGTTGCGCGAGCCGATACCCTCCAGCCAGGGACCGTACACCGGTCCGGCCAGCCCCCCGTCCCACACCTCGTTCTTCGCGGCGTTGATGCGGACGTTCGACTCGTAGTAGCCGGTCGGATTCTTGAAATGCGTATGGAATGTGCCCTTGACGTGATCGAGGACAAACTCGGCGGACTCCTCCTCCAGCTCATCCCTGAACTCGTCGAAGATCCGCCGTCCCCGGTCGTCGAAGATCGGCCCGTTGTACTGCAAACGAGTACGGACCGACAGCAGGAACGACGACCGGGGCATGGCAGGTCAGCCCGTCCAGTCAGGCACAGTGCCGTCCGCGAGCACGCCAGGCACACTCCACGTGGCACTGCCGTCGTCTCCCCGAGTGAAGGCGTAGTCGGTGAGCAGGCACTCGTTGGTGAGCGTCTTCGCGGCCACAACAATCGTGACCGTACGGACGACCGAGGTCGAGCCGATGTCCTCGAAGATGGTGTGCGACAGCGCCGGGTTGAACACCCCGTTCAGGGTGATCGCGAAGTCCCGGAGCAGCAGCAGACGCTCGATGGCGGACTTGTCGATACCCGTCACCTCCTGCACAGCCACCGGAGTCGAGAACTCGAAGTTGGTGACATCGTTACGGATGTCGGTCAGTGTAGGGACCGAACTGTCAACGCTGAGCGTCGACCAGCCGAGGCCCGTAGACTTCGCCACAGGTCATCATCCTCTCTCTTCGGCTGTTTTCAGCCGATCCTGGTTGATCTGGAATTCCTCGACCCAGAACTCCGCTTTCTTGTGCACCCGGGTGGGCGTCCGCAGCGGATTGCCACGGAAGTCGCCTCCCTTCACCCGGTAGATTTCCGGGCGGTCGAGGCGTACGCGATGCTCGCCGAAGCACGGCTGGTTCGCGGCGAACTCCAGCTCGACCAGGCCGCCCACGGCGGAAGTCTTCTTGTACGAACGGCCGGCGAGGTTCTTGATGTAGTGGGCCTGCTTCTGGCCGAGGTCGGTGTTCAGGTCGATGGTCATCTTCCAGCCGCGAGCGTACTGGGGGCATTCCACCTCCTCGCACGAAGCGATCCGGGTGTGCGTCGCAATCGGCGCCGTCACCTGGAACGTCCGGTAGTTCTGTGGCTCCCCCTTGGGGGTGATCCTGCCGCCCATCAGATGGCCCTCGTGTTCTTGTTCTTGTTGATGCCGACCGCGAACACCAGGTTGGAAAATGTTCCCGAGGTGGCGACCCGGACGTACCGGCGGACCACTCCGGTCGCCGAGGAGGACTGGATGCGCTGCGTCGTCCGGGTGGTGACGTTCGTGAACGCCCCGCTGGTGACGGGCAGGAAGCTGACGTTGTCGGCGGAGTCCTCGATGGTGACCGTCGCCGTACCCGACGCGAGAGAGAACACCTGCAAGTAGGCCTGGAAGCCGAACGAGAGGGAGGCGGTGGTGTCGATGGCGGTGACGTTGGTCGCCGACGAGTGGGTGACCTTGCCGGCCGTCAGCTGCTTGCACCAGTCCAGGCCGAACGCGTTCGCCTGCGCGTTGACGTTGAACAGCAGGCTTCCGTCGTCCCCACGGTTGCCGGCGTAGTCGATCTGCTTGCCGACCAGGCCGATCGAAGCGTTCCCGAGGGTGGTGCCCTTCAGGTACATGAGGTGCACGTCGGTCGACGGGAGTGTGGACAGGACGTCGTGGTTGGAGTCGGTGGCGGCGTCGAAGTACGACGTGAACTCGGCTGCCCCGTCGCGCAGACCGAACATGCGGGCTTCGGCCGACATGGTGATCGCCGTACCGGGAAGCGTCTGCCGGGGCGTAGACAGACTGCTGAGCGAGTTGATGTTCGCGCCCAGGTCGTATCCGCTGATGAAGAGCTGGTCGCCCAGCCCTGTCTGCTTAGTCATGGGTCTCCTCCCATACAGGCTGGGCGTCTTCCTTCAGGATGCCGACCAGGACGATGTGCGTACGCCCCGTCTCGCGTGTTCCGTCCAGCAGGTGATGTACGTCGGACGGGATGGACAGGCTGAAGTCGTCGAACTGGTCGTCCTCAATAACCATCCGCTGCCCGGCGGCCTCTATCGTCACCTTGACTCTCACGGCGTCTGCACCCAGGCCCTCTCCACGACGACCGGGACGGTTGCGGTGAGCACCCGGAAGACCATGTTGTCGATGTTGATGTAGCCGGACTGGCAGAACAAAGGGTGACCCTGCGTCATGCCGAGCACGTCGATGAAGCGGGATTCGTCGCCCAGCTGGAAGTCTCCGGTGTACGCCGTAAACAGCTTGTCCATGGCTTCCATGACGTTCGGGTCGATGGCGTCCTGCGGCTGCTGGAGCATCGACGTGTACACGCGGACGTTGAACACGACCCGGGCGTCGGTGGCGTCCAGGCCGGAACGCCCGCGCGCCGGCTCGATGCGATCGATCCACACCGCGCAGGTGAGGCCCCGGCCGGGCTTCGACTTGGGTTCATGCTGGTTGACGCGGTCAAACAGTCCGAGCGTCATCGCGTGCGAGGCGATCCGGTCGACGAGATCCTTCGAATTGATGGTCATACGGCACGCTTCCGGAACTTCCGCTTGTACCGTCGGGCGCACGCCTTGCGGAGATCGGTCAGGCCTCGGCCGGCGACGACCTCGGTACCCGACGAGTCGCGTTCCGCCTCATCGGAGTAGACGCGGGAACCGTACGCCGACACTTCCTGCTCGATGCGGGTGATGACTTCCGCCTTGCACAGATCCCGGACCAGGCTGGGAACGTCCCAGACGCTCACAGGGGCCCCGTCCAGGTGGGTGGCGGCCGTAGTGCCCAGCGCGCCGCGTTCGACCGTCAGGCGGCGGTATGCGTACACGTCGGCCGCAATCAGGTGAGTGGCCAGAGTGGAGCCGTCGTATGCCCGGATCACCGTCAGGTTGTTGCCGGTGATGTCGACGATCCGCATCCGCTCCGAATCGATCAGGATCAGCTCGCCCACGAAGAACAGCGTGCCGTCCGAAACGTCGACCGTCTGATCGTTGTTCAGGGCGTTCATCGCCGACGCGATGTTCTGCCCGGAGTCCAGGGCCAGCTTCTGGACGACGAGCATCCGCTCCGAGTCGACGGTCAGGACCGAGCCGACACCGACCAGGTCGGACCGGGTGACATCGACGGCGGTCGTCGAGGTGGAGGCGACAGCGCTCTCCAGGGCGCCGGCCGGCTTCTGGTCGTCGTTGATACCGAACACCCCGGTGACCGAGATGGCCCGCTGGTGGGTGCCGGAGTTGGAGAAGGCGGCCTGCGAATCCAGGTCGACCTCGATGTGCGTGTACGGGGGGCCGGAGTTGACCGGCTCCAGGAAGTAGTCACCGGAAGCGATCACCGTCCCGCCCGCTGTCAGCGTGGTCACGGAGATGAGTTCGTTCTCGTCGAGCCACAGCCTCCACGCCTGCGTGTCACGGCCGGGCCACGGAAAGTAGCGGGTCGCGTTGGTCGGCGCCAGGCCATGCTTGTGCCTGTTCAACCAGCCGTCGATGTCATCCGACGCGCTGGCGAGCGCCTGGTCGATCTGCGCGGAACGATGGGCCGCTTCTCGAACATCGAAGGCGTCCTGCACGTCCTCACGCGTGGCATACTTCACGCGACCCATCTACCTCGTCCTCTGCTTTCGGAAGGCCTGAGGGAATCGAACCCTCGGAAGTTGGGGGAATCTTAAGTTGTTTGCCTATGAATCGTATGATAGCACCTCCGGCAGGTGCACTCTTCGAAGGGCCTCTTGCAGACTGGGCACCTCATCAGAAACTCCCCGGGAACGGACCCCACGCCAAAGCGTCATCCGGCCACACCAGACCGCACCCCCACGGGCAGAACAGCTTGCCGGCCGGGCCTTCCCGCAGGGGCGTGTAGTCGACCGGGCACGACGAAGGCGGCCCCTGCGACTCCTGCCTGTCGATGTCGGCGGCCTCCTTCAGGAAACTCACCAGCTGCTCCCACGCCATGTCAGCCCCCCTTCGCGGCAGTCCACGCGGACAGGATCATCCCGCCCAGGCTAACAACCGCCGTGATCGGCAGACCGTACCGCCAGTGCTCCAGCGACGTGACCCGCCCCTTCAGATCAGGGGGGACAGCCGCCTCCAGTACGCGAACCCTCGCCTCGTGATCGCCCACATCCTTCACCTGTTCCTCGATACGCGTCACCTTCACCAGCGTTTCCCGGCTTTCAGCCCGCATCACAGTCAGTTCGTCCAAGACGCGGCCCAGATCGTTTTCCATGTCACCCCCAGAGATGCGGAAGGGGCCGCCGTCCAGGATGGAACGACGACCCCTTGAGTCGAACGGTCAGGCGGCGACCACAGACGCGCCGTCCGACAGCGGAACGTACGTCAGGTGCCAGGCGGTCACGCCCGTGTTGGCGGCAGTGCCGACCTGGCCGATGACCCCGTTGTTCAGAACCGTCTGCACACCCGACAGCCGGGTGTAGGCCTCGGACGGAACGTTCGTTCCGCTCGAAACCAGCAGCTCCGTAATGACGCCGGAGAAGCCGTACAGTGTTCCCGCTGTGTCGGACGTGACCACCGTCGCGGCACACAGGTCGGCCGCAGCGCCGATCGTGGGATCGTGGTTGAGGTTGATCGAAGTGGCCGTGGCCGACATGACCGTGGTCACCAGGCCGACAATGCCCGTGATCAGGACCAGGCCAGACACGGTGAACAGCGGCGTGGTGGCGTTGGCGGGAGACGCCGACTTGATGACGTGCCGACCGAGAGCGATGTCCCGCAGTTCGTCACCGTTCATGAGAACAGACATGTCAGCTCACCCCTTTCAGGCGACGTAGTCCTGGCGGATGTCCACCAGGCTGGAGTAGGGAACGAACACGACGTGCCGAACCTGGCTGCCGGACTCCTTCGGTTCGGACGTCTCGAACGCGATCCCCTTGTCCTGGAACTCGACGGACGAAGCGGCCACGCTGGCGACGCCGCTGGAGGCGTTCCCGTAGCGAACCACAAGCGGCTCCGGGTTCGACGGATCGAACTCCGCCTTCCTGGACTTTTCGGCCTTGCTGGCGACCATGTCACACCACCAGGCTCGACTGAAGGTTGCCCGGCTTGCGGGCGACGGTCAGGTCGTGGATGATCGCAACGCACGTGCCGGTCGCGGCGGTGCACTGCACGCGGTCGTAGCCGTCGCTGAGCTGCTCGGCCCGGACGGTGATCACGACGTTGTCGTTGGTGGCGTCGGCGTTGGTGTATATGCTGTCAGCGGTGGCCGCCTTCAGCACCCATCCGCCGCCAATGCCGGGACCGGCGTGGATGCGGGACGGACTGGCCGGAGCCGCAACACCGCCAAACGTGAAGATCTCCAGGTCGATCTCGGACAAGACCCCGGTGGAGTCGGTCTGAGTGAAGGTGAGCGCCTGCGTGCCAGCGTCCAGGAAGGACACGAAGGACACTGCATCGCCCTTGGTCAGAGGGATGTCGAGGCCGGAAGCCTGGTAGACGACGTTGAAGACGCGACCCAGACCCTCTCCGCGAGCTGCCATGTGCTTCTCCTGTTCTCCGACGGGATTCTAAGGCCGCCGGGGTGAGCCGGGGGAGGGGGGTTGAATGCCCTCCCCCGGAATGGGGTCAGCGAGCGTCGAGTGTGACGAACGGGCTGAGAGTGGGACCACCGTTGCGCGGGGTCAGGGCGGACTGGAGCCACGGCCGGCCGTCCAGGCGCTCGACGAACTTGAAGGACGTCTCGCCGTTCTGGAAGCGGAAGTGCTCCGAAGAGGCGACGGTCATGGCCTGACGGTCGCCGACCAGGTAGTAGGAGAAGTCGATGAAGTTGATGTCGCCCTGGTCACCCAGGTTCTCCACCTTCTCCGACACAATGACCGGACGGCCCAGGATGGTCATCGGAGGACCGCCGACGCCGTTCTGGAGCCAGATCGCGGAACCGCCGGTACCGACGGACAGCGCCATCGTCGCCAGCTCGGGGAAGACGTCCGGGGAGACAACCCACACCGCGCTGTTGAGGGACTGCGGCAGCATCCGGGAGTACATCTTGACGATGTTCTGCCACAGGATGGTGTCGTTGGCCTGGCCGCTCTCCTTCGCGACGGACACGCGCGCGGCGTTTCCGGCGGTCAGGATACCGAGAGGCTGGCCGGCGCCGTTCCCGGACAGGAACGCGACGTCCGCGAAGTAGGCGAGAGCCTGCGGGAACGTCGACCGGATGAACGCCTCGAACGAGATGGCCGAGTCGGCGATCAGCTCGTTGGGGACGTTCGCGAATGCCGTCAGCTTCCACGCCTCCAGGGCGAGGCGGCCGAACGTCGCAGCGGTGTCGGTCATCGGACCGGACTCGGGAGTCCAGAACCCGGTGACGCCGCCGAACACGTTCGAGACGTGGCTGGTGTCGTCGAGGAACGGGTAGATCACCCGCGACGTCTCCATCGGGACGATCCGGGCGCGCGGCCGGACCACCGAGTTCTCCAGCGAGAGAGACATCAGTTCGGCCCGGAAAGCCTCCGGGACGAGGAAACCGCCCGACGCCGGCTCACCCGAGGATGCGGCAGCCGCCTTCAGGGTGTCCCGCTTGGCCGCCAGCTCGGCGGTCATGTACGCCTTCGGGCTGATGTCGATGAGGAACTGGGCGAGGGTCTCGCCGTACTCCTGCGCCTTGTACTTGGCGCCGAGAGCCTTCGGGGCGAAGTGCGCGGAGGCGGTCGTGGTGACCGCGTCGGCGCCACCCTGCTTGAGAAGCCTCAGCCCCTCGTGGTTCTCGTTCTCGCGGAGGTAGTCGGCGAGGACGCGCTGCGTCTCTTCCTTGACCTGGCGGGTCAGCTCGATGTCGTTGTCGGCAACGTGCTTGGCGTACGCCTTGACGACGTCGGAAAACTGGCCCTCCTTCATCAGGTTCTGGACCTTGGCGCCGTCAGCCAGAAGCTCTTCCAGCTCTGCCTGGCCGGTGGGGATTGCGATCTTGGGCATTTACTTGACTCCTTCCCGGAGTGCGGAGCGGAAAGAGGCGAAGTCCCAGGTGAAGGGCTCCGGCTCGGGGTCTGTGACCGGCACCACGGTGGCGACGGGTTCTATCACCGGCTCGACGGCCGGAGGCTTGAGTACCGGGGCGGGAGCCTTGTCCCGGCCGGCGTGGGCGTACACGTCCAGATCGAACGGGTCGTCGGCCGTCTTGGCCGGCTTCCCTTCGATCTCGTCGACCAGGCCGGCCTGGAGCGCCTCGTCGGCGTCGTACCAGGTGTCGTCACCCATCCGGTCCCGCCAGAACTCGGCGGACTGGCCGGCGCGGTCGGCGTACACCGACGCGATGATCGAGGACTGCTTGTCGAGGAGGTCGGCGGTCTTGCGCATCTCGGCGGCGTTCCCGACAGCCATCGTCCAGCCGTCGTGGATCATCATCGACGCCTTCGGAGCCATGACGATACGATCGCCGGCCATCGCGATGACCGAGGCAATCGAAGCGGCTAGGCCGTCGATCTTCACCGTCACCTGCGCCGGATGATCCTTCAGCGCCTGATAGATCGCCAGACCGTCGAAAATGTCACCGCCCGGCGAGTTCAGGTGGACGGTCAGCACCTCGCCCTTGATGTCGGTGAGATCCTTCGCGAACGCCTTCGCCGAGTCGCCGAAGTAGCCGATCTCGTCGTAGATGTAGATCTCGGCCGGCTCGCCCGCCTTGTTCTGCACGCGGTACCAGTCGGTACGGCTGTTCTGGAGCCTCGCCACCGGCCGCTTCAGCCTGGCGAGGAAGTCTTCCCTGGTCATTCGTTCGCCTCCCGTGCCGGGCTCGGCTTCTTGGGTTCCTGGTTCGGTCGGTGTCCGGCGTCACCCACCTGGGACTCGCGGGGTTCCGGCGGGTTCATGGCCAGCTCGTGCGCCTCCTGCTGCATCTTCAGCTTCATCTCGTCCTGCTTCATCTGCGGCAGGCCCAGCACCTCCAGGGCGTCGTCCCAGTCGGCGCCGGCCTCCGTCATCAGCTTCAGAGCCTGAGCCTTCGTGATGCGGTCCTTCGAATCCGCCTCGCGGTCCTCGGGAACCGGATCCTCGAAGTCCCACTCCAGACCCTTGCCGGTCTCCCCGAACCACGCCAGCGTGCTGTTGAACATCGAACGGTGCTTGACCAGGCGGGGGCGCAGCAGATACCGGCCGAACATGCGTTCATTGGCGTCGGCCACCGCCTTGTTGACATCCTCCGTGGCACCCGTCATGCCCTTCGGGTAGCCGAAGGCTTCGCGGATGTCCTCGCGGGACAGTTCAGCCAGTTCGGGGAACGCCATGTCCTTCATCGAGAACTTGCGCTCCACCCACTTGCCCTGCTCCAAGATGGCCACCCGGTGGGCGTTCGCGACACCCTTGTGCTGCTCCTGCCACCGCTGAGTGAGTTCGCGGAACTCGTCGTCGTCGAGCCGGTCCTCGACCTCGATGATCCCGCCGGGCTCGGCCGAGTTGAGGAAGAAGTTCCGGTTGTATTCGGCGGCCAGGCGGTTCGCGTCGAGCTTGAGGGTGAGGGCCTGCATCGGGCCCAGGCCCCGGTAGATGTCCAGCGGGTTGGGCCGGCGGACCTGGCGGACGTCCTCCTTGCGGAGGGGCACCTGTTCGCCGTCGGGGCCGACGTAGATGTAGCCGGTCAGGACGTCGTAGGGGTCGGTGACGATCCGCACGCGATCGGGGCGCATCGGCCACAGCTGCAACGGGCCGGCCGCTCGGATCGATCCGAACCAGGCGACCACCCAGTACTCGCCGGCTGTGTCGTAGTGCTGGGTCAGCGTCTCCAGGAACTCGACGGTGTCCATCAGGGGATTCGGGTTGGCCATCAGGGTGACCGCAGCGTGCTTGGCGACTTCCTCGCGCGTTTCGACCTCGCGGTACACGCGCCGGCCGTCGGTCTGCTTGCGGTACAGGTGCCAGGGCACCATCGCGGTCGTTTCGGCGAGGCGGGACACGATGCCGTAGGCGGTGGAAACCTCGCCGTACTGCTCCATGCCGCGCTTCATCTTCTCCTCGGTGGACGCGCCGCGCCCGTTGAGGATGTTGAAGATGCCCTGACGGCCGGGCTGGCGGGGTGCCTGGGGGACGGGTGAGCGGTTGGACAGACGTCTGCCGAGTCGGCTCACCCGTCACTCCCCTCGCCACCGTAGTTCCACTGGATGACCCAGAGGAGGATCCCGCCTGCCACGAAACCGGCTGGTGCGTACACCTGCCATGCACCGAATGACACCAGGATAGCGCCTACCACGGAAATCGCAAGTGTCAAGCCCTTCCGCCCTGCCTTTCGCAGGATAGCATACGCTCTCACCCTCGAATCTCGGGCACCCCTCCAGCGAGCGGCGAGGGCTGCCCGCTTCTGCTTCCAGGCCGGCAAGGGGGTCAGGTCGTCAGACTTGCGCATCGCGGAACTCCTGTCGCCAGACGTGCTTCCGGCAGGTGCAGCCGGGCTCGCACTTCTTGGCCTTGTTCGGGTCGAACCGGGTCCGGTTCCTCTGCTGCTCGCTTCGGGTCGCCCAGCGGCAGTTGCCGGGTTCGTAGCTGCCATCGTTGTCGATCCGATCGATGGAGTGGTCGCGGCTGGGCTTCTCGCCCATGTCGGCGAAGAAGTTCTCGAACGAGTACATCCACCTGTCACAGACGGTGATCCCTCGCCCGCCGTACCCGTCGTAACTCTTCACCTTCGGGTTGGTGCAGCGCTGTTTCATGGCGTCCCAGGCTCGGTACTCGGGGGTTCCGTATCGGCCATGAGTCTTCCTCGCCTCGGCGCGCTTCCTGTTGTGCTCCTCGCTCTGCTTCTTGCCTCGGAAAGCGTCGCCGATCTTCCGACGCGCCTCCTCGGTGACCTCGTGCCCCATCTTGGACGCGCTGATTCGCCGTCCGATCTCGGGGTCACGCTTGACGCCCTTGGCCTTGTGTCGCGCGCACTTGCAGTCTTCCTGGCACTTTGCCATGTCGCACCTCCTAGTAGGTAATAGTACGTACCCTAGGACGACCTTTCAAGTCCCTGTGCGCTATCATGTACCTGAGCGCGTCCATTCCATGATCATCTTCCTTCACCGGGTGCTCCTTCGGCGGCTTGCCATTCTGCTGGGCGATCGACGTACCACGGTCCCAGATATATCCGACCACCTCATCGAGGGTGCACGTCGGCTTCTTGACATCCTCCAGCAGCTTGTCGCGGGCGATGATCGCCTCCGCGCACAAGAAAATACGCGGCTTCCCGTCGGCGTCGGACACCTTCATCCGCTTCTTCACCGCCTGGATGCCGTCCTCCACCGACTTCTTCGCCTGGACGGTGTGCATGCCCAGCTCACGCTCCAGGACAGCCCGGCCCTCCGCGTCGTGGTCGCAGATGATCGCCCTCGGCCTCGGCTCCTTGCGGAGATTCATTGCCTCCTTGATCTTCGGCGCCATCTCGTCGACCGTCGTCTTCGTCGCGTACAGCTCCTTGTACAGGTACAGCCGGCCGTCCTCGTCCTCCGCCCAGAACTGCACGACCATCGGGTTGGTGTAGCCGAAGTCGACGGAGATGTAGCGCGTCCAGGAGATCGGCGGGACAGCGATCCGCTTGTGCAGGTGAACCTCCGGATCCCACTCCTCGTACACCAGGCCCTCGGCGGCACACCAGATACCCTTGCGCAGGCGCATGTACCGGACCCCGGTCAGGGCGTCCAGCTTGTTCATGTATGCCTGGCCGCCCTCGGTGATCTTCCCGGTCTTCGGGTCGAACAGCGTCGGGTTGTCCTCGTGCCGGGAGCGGATCATCTTCGTCTTGCCCTTGTCGCACCGCACCTTCAGCCAGTGCGTCGGGACGTCGGGGTTGGCGTCCGCCATCAGCTGCTGGAACGACACCTTCCCGTTCCTCAGACGGGTCGTGATGGCCTCCCAGTCGTTCTCGGTGAGTTCCGTCGCCTCCTGGACGTACACGCAGTCGTACTCCGACGACATGATCTTCATGGACTTGTCCATGCCGCCCACCGTGATCGTCGACCCATTCTTGTACCGGTAACAGGCCGCCTCCTTCGGTGAACCGCCGAACCACTTCATCTCGGCGTTCGCCAGATGCTGCGTCGCCACATGCGATTCGAAGGTCACCAGAGCCGTCGACCCCAGGGAAGCCAGAGTCTTACGGACGATCAGCCCACGAAACCCAGGATTCCGAAGAGCCAGAGCGTGCAGCTTCTCCAGGCACGCCCTCGACTTCCCCGTACCCGCCGGGCCCGCGAACAGCACCTCGTCACCCCGGTACTTGAACAGCTCCACGCACGTCCCGTGAGGCTGATATCTATGACGGGGACCCTGAGGCCTCAATCTGGCTTGCCGGCGGGCTTCGGCCCTCGCCGCATCCCCCCGGGCCATCGCGTCAGCGATCAGGTGGTCGGCCGCCTCGTCATTGATCGTGATCTTCTCGGTCACGACAGGTCCGCGTCCACGTCAATTCCGATGATCTCGTACACCACGGTGTCGTTGCTGACGTTGACCTGCGTGCGCGCCGGCAACTGACCCAGCTCCTCCGCCACCGCCTTCAGGATCGTCACCAGCACCTCCTGGTTACGCGGAGAACGGCCGTCCGCCATCTTCTCCGCCGCCTGCTGATACTCCCGGATCCGGTCCAGCTTCTGCGCCACCCACAAGCCGGCGAACTCGTCAGCCAGATTGTTGCGCACCTCCTCGATCTCCAGACCGTACCGCTTTTTGAAATTCGCGATCGACGTCACCGACACCCCGTACTGCTCGGCCAGCGCACGACCCGTCTTCTCGCCCAGAGCGAACTCCCGGATCAGCCGGTGCTTCACCCAGCCACGCTCCAGATGACCCTTCGAAGCCGGACGGCCAGCAGCCTTCCGCGCCGACAAAGTCTCCAGCTGCGTACCGTCCCCGCCCTCCTTCGACACCACCACATCAGCGGCCATCGGACCCCTCCTCAATCTCCACAGCCATAATCGCCAAAGACCCCTTCGTCACCGTACGCCCAGCCCACAACCGGCCGATCACCTCGATCGCCCTCTTCAGAGCCTCGCGATCCTCGAACTCCTGCTCCGTCAACCCCGAGTTGCGGTAGCCGCTCATCCCTCACCCTTCCCGCCCACAACGGGCATCAGCTTGTGCAGAAGACCCGGCATACACGTCGGCTCACCCCGCGAATCGAACGGACGGTCAGGCGCACCCGGATCGTCCGACGGCATCAGCCTCACCTTCCGATAGCAATGCTGACACGGCTTGAACCTGCGATCCTTCATCGGCTTCCTCTCGTTCGGTCAGGCCGGCACCGGAGGGTCCGTCGTGCCGGGTAATGCCTGTAGGTGTTACTTTACGATTGGACCCATCTACCCGAGATCGGACCGTCCCCGGCCCATGATCAATTTGCAGGGAGCTTTGCAGCAGCAAACACGG